TCTGGGTGAACACATGTTGATGTGGGTACAGAAGATGACGACAGCGACGCTGGTGACAGCGGCGATGTTCTTCTGTGCTAACGGGGAAGCCTCTGCTCATCAGAGCGTGGTAATCCCGTGCCAAGCCGTGACGGGTCTGAGTGTCACGGAAGGTGTAGAGACTAGGAGCCAATACCGTCCCAACGGTGGTTCCCACGAGCGCCCAGCATCCCACGTGGATGAAGATATAGTCCGACACCCCAGCGAAAACCGGGGAGCGCACCTAAACAGTGCGTGCAACGGAAAGCAAGAACCTGACCTTCGAGATGGACGAGATCAAGCTGTTCAAAACCATCCCCAAGGTGCCTGCATCGAACACGGTCGAGGAGTTCAACCGTTTGCTGGCATACTCTCGGGGTGGAGCGAGCGCCTTCGATCTGGGCTGGATGACCGAGGGCGACTTGCCCGAGGAAGAGGACAGCACCTACGAGCGTGTGACCGTCAACAGGGCGGCTTGAGCGCGCGAGCGTTCAATGTGAATCGGGTGAAAACGGGGAAGCCCCTACTGATGTGGAACGTCAGTGAGGTAATCCCGTGCCAAGCCGCAGCGGTCTTCGGTACTGCGGAAGGTGTAGAGACTAGGCTGATGAGTACCAACAATAACTCAGCCCAAGAGCGCCCGACCGATCGCGATGTGCGACCGGATGATATAGTCCGACACTCCGATGAAAATCGGAGAGGTGGTCTAAACAGCCATCGTAACTGTATAATGCCTCATCAAGTTCCTGGGTGTCGTGGGTCGCGTGACCCACGTCGCGAACACAATCCGTCGCTGGGCGGCTTGAGCGCGCGAGCGCTCAATGTAACATCGGGTGAACTCAGGGAAGCCCCTGCTGTGTACGTGCGCAGCGAGGTAATCCTGAGCCAAGCCGCGGAGGACTTTGGTTCCGCGGAAGGTGCAGAGACTAGAGGGATGAGTTCCAACAATAACTCCCTCCAAGAGCGCCCGACTGCTCGTCATATGCGAGTAGATGATATAGTCCGACACTCCGAGGAAACTCGGAGGGCTGATGTAAACAGTCAGTGTAACAGTATGGCAGCGCACGGAAACGTGGTCGCGATGGAGACGATGAACAAGACCATGTTCATCCTCCAGCAGTTGGAGAACGCTCTGTTCTTCGGCGACAGCACGCTCATCCCTGAGCAGTTCGACGGTCTCAAGAGGCTGATCACCGATGGTTCGCCGTCGAGTGTCATCGACCTTCGCGGACAGCCGCTCACGGAAGAGTTCCTCAACGATCAGCTCCTTCGCATCCGTGACAACTTCGGGCAGGCGACCGATGCCTACATGACGACCGGCGTCTTCGCCGATCTCGCCAAGCAGGTCTACGATCGTCAGCGTTTCATGGTGCCTCCTGCACCTGGGACTCTCGGAGCCACGGTCAACGCGTTCCAAGGCCAGCACGGCAAGATCAACTTGCACGACTCGGTCTTCATCCGTGATGGCGGTCTTCCCGCTACCGCAGGTGTTGGGGCGAGCACCAAGCGTCCTCTCGATCCGACCATCACGGTAGCGCTCTCCGCTGGCGCGGCGGGTGCCTCCGAGTTCGTCACGGCGGATGATGGGACGTACGCGTATCGCATCGTGGCGGGCAACCGCTTCGGTCGGTCGGCTCCGGTCAACGTCGGCACTGTTGCCGTTGTTGCTGGAGATGCAGTGACCTTCACGGTCGCTGACAGCGGACAAGGCACGACGTTCTATGAGATCTACCGCAGCGCACCTGGCGCGGCGATCGGCACCTCTCTCTTCGTGACCAAGGTCGCGCGGAGTGGCGCGTCGCAGGTCATCACAGACAACAACTCGGATCTGCCGGGGACGAGCAACATGTTTATCCTCATGCAGAACCAGCGCAGCTTCAGCTACGCGCAGCTTCTCCCGATGACCCGCATTCCTCTCGCGGCCATCGACACGAGCATCAGGTGGGCGCAAGTGATTGACGCGGAACCGGCGAACGACAACGCCATCCGCATGGTCGCCTGAACGGGTAACTGTTCAGGGTATGATTGGGTGAACATGCATTGCATGGGTACAGAGGAAGCAGGAACGATGCGAGTGATCGCGTCGGTACACCTCTGTGCTAACGGGGAAACCTCTGCTCGTAAGAGCGTGGCAATCCCGTGCCAAGCCATCGAGGACTTTGGTTCGATGGAAGGTGTAGAGACTAGGGGGCCGAGTTCCAACGGTAATGCCCCCCACGAGCGCCCAACCCCTCGCATCGGCGAGGGTGAAGATATAGTCCGACACTCCGGGGAAACGCGGAGAGCAGGTCCAAACAGCCTGCGTAACAGTTGCTACAGCGCCATCAAGATGTACACCCCGGCGAAGAACATCATCGTCAAAAACGCAGGTCGCGCGCCTGGTAGCACCTGATAGGTGCTGACCGGACGCAACTAGCGTCGTAAGCTGTGGCGGGTGGGCATTGTGTCCACCCGCCAAAGCTGCATCAGGAGAACGAATGTCCGCGAACGCCGATGATCTCCGGTTTTTCCACTCCGCGCTGCTAGGGCGGCGGATCCGCTTAGGTGTGGACACCACGGCGGGCGGTCTTCAGACCGCTGATGCTCACGGCGCAATCCCTCCAGGACGCTACCTCGTTCAAGGTGTAGGGCTTGGAGCCAACTCGATGAAGGTCGTAGCGGCTCCCTTCGTGTCTGGGGCTACGCTGTCGATCGCAATCGTCGCAGCACCCGCAGCAGGTGTGACCGATTTGGACGATGGGATTTTGCTGACCTCTTCAGGGGCCAGCTTCTTTTTGCACGTACGTGCTGGCGTGAACGATCGGCTCGCCGCCATCATGTCCGCAGGTACGGCAACTCTCGAAATGCTCAAGCAAGGATAGGAGACAGATGATGACGAAAAAGATCATGAACATCCATATGGCGGGCCAAACCCTCCGTGTGAAGGACGGCAAAGGAGGCATGCTCGATCTACGATGTGATGCTGATGGTTGCGTCGAGGTGTCTGATGAGATGGCTGACAAGCTCGCCAACACTCCCGGCTGGAGTGCTCCTGGTACCAGGGCACCAAGGAAAGCCCCTGTGCGGCCCGCTGCGGCCCCTGTGGTAGCCGAAGCGCCCTCGGAGGAAGGAGAGAGCGCGGACGACGAGACCTCCGTCGCGCCCTACGAAGAATGGGACTACAAAGCTCTGAAAGCGGAGGCTCGCGATCGCCAGGAAGCCGATCCGATGTTTCAACCGCCCGATTCCGGGAAGGCCGAAGACATCATCAAGGCCCTTGAAGCGGACGACGAGAAGAACGGCTGAACCCTAGGGCAAATTTGCCCTAGGGTCTGGAGGTGATCGATGGCGGGCGCCCACGATGGAGAGGACGATCGAGACTTCTTTCACGCTGCGATCGAACGAACCTATCCGCCGCTCGCCGTTACGACCGGAGGGGCGCAGACATCGGATGCTGACGGTGCGCTCCCCTCTGGTCGATACCTTATCCAAGCGATGAACTTCATAGGGGCTAGTAGTATTATTTGCTGGGTTCGAACTGGGGCTTTCATCAAAGGAGCCCCTCTCTCGCTTGTCTCTGGTCCTGGTCTGAATACTGTTCCTTTGAACACAGGCGCCGCTGTTGCAATCGAGATCAACGTCAAAAAAGACTACAACGATCGCATCGGTGCGATCACGAGTGCTGGGAGTTGCACGGTTTTCATCACTAGGGTTTCGCGGACTTCGAGACTAAATAAGTGACTGTTCAAACGAGAGTTCTCAGAGGCGGAGGAGTGGCGGGCTCGGGCATCACCGAGGGCCAGCACGAGACCCTCGACACGCTCACGCACAAGATCACAGAAAGCTCGTTCGCTGAGCTGCTCTACACAGGTAAGGTTCTGGATTCCGTTATCGTCTGGACCGACGTAGGGAAGACGTTGAAGATCCGCGAATCCGCGCTGACCTATACAGGCAAGAACCTCACTGGCGTCATCGCGAAGCAATACGATGGCGGAGGCTCACTGCTCGTGACGCTGACAAAAACGCTCGCGTACACGGGCAAGACGCTCGATTCGGTGACAGTGGTGCGGACATGATCGGCGTAGTCCTGCACCTACCGGAAAGCGAGGACGCAGCTCGGCAGTGGGAGTACGCGCTCTGCCACTTCCGGC